CTCGGCCGTCCGACGGGGCCACATGCGCCTGGCAAGCGCACGCCTCCCCGCCGAACGTATTCGGCGCTACGTGGGTTAGACGCATCCCACATATCGTTGATAATGCCAGGCGTGTGGATCATCTGCTGGCAATATCTCGGCCAACTTCCAAACCTCCCCTGCACGAATGCATGCCTCGGCCGCCAGTTGCTGTGTTTGACTTACTCTAAACAACATCTCAAAAAGGCGACGTGTGGCAGGACTCGGTGAGAACTCCGGAATGGAGAACTCATCAGGTGGGGCCTGGTGATAGCCGTCGTGGACAAACCTCGGATTGACGCCCCGCGTGATCGAAAGGCCATAACGGGCCAGGGCTCCGAAGATTGGGCAATGGGGGGTTTCGTACACCGCTGACAGGCACTTGGCACGGAGTAACTCGTGCTTGACCTTGCGCCCGCCAGAGATGCAGCTGCTAGTCCATGCGAAGCTAGCGAGCCATTTGCTAGGGTCCTTTATGATCTGACCTCCTTCAGCAAATACCATGCCACAGAAGGACGCTTGTCTCGGGTCGGTATACTCGTCGATCTTGATACTAAAACCCAGCCTGGCGAAGTCGGCTGAAGTCAATTCTCCGTCACACGCGAATATTCCGTCGTCACCCTCGACGAATCCTTCTAGGTTGAGGCCCTTTTCATGGGCCACGAAACAGGCGAGTGTCCAGTTGGTCCACCCGTTTCCTAAGGACGTGCACATGTCCCCCGACATGCGCCTGCCCCGCACGCTCGCACGGACCCCATTCCGTGTTTGCATGCGATTTGTTCCAGTAAGGGCGTTGCAGATGGCGTTCGCGGCTTCGGGGTAGTCACGAAGGCAGTGCTTGTAAAGGGCACATTCTGCGGTTCGTAGTAATTCGGGGACGAAGTGGGACTCAAACGCAGTGTAGTCGGTGGCGAAGTAACGTGCGCCATTCCTGATCAAACCTTCAATCTTGGCTGGCCTCTCCGGCACTGGAACATGCTTGATGAATGCGGGTAACTTATACACCACATCCTCAATGGCCTTAAAGTAAGGCCCGGAGAACACTTTGAAAGTATCAGATCTGGAGTTTATGAGTCTGGCGTGCTTGAACGTTGGATAACTCTCGCGCTTAACGAATGAGTTATTTCTCCTATCACGCTTGTTGGGTAGCCGACCGTTGCGCTCTTGTTCGGCGGCTATCAACTCATCCTTGCGTTTTTGGGGACAATTCAGGCGATCTACCCACTCTTGGAACGACATCTTGAGGATTGTGGGTATAGCAGTGGAAAATCTGGTCTTCCCCTCAAGAAGGTCTTGTACAAACTGTCCGTACCTGGCCAAGACTCCAGGTGCGGCTACGGGGACCACCCGTAGCAGCCGCGCTTTAAACCCGAGCGCGGTCGAGTCCGTGTCGTGCGTATCTACAGAAATAGGCGCCCACCCAGGTACAAGTAGGCGTTCATCCAGTAGTGCGAAATTGCACGACTCAGGGCGGGAACGTGGGGCAACATCCAAGGTAGCACCATTGCCGACGACACTATTAGGATTAAGATCAAGCCCCGGAACATCCTTTGTTTTGTAACCAAAGACACGTTGCGGGGGGGCACCCTTGGGACGGCATATTGG